CATCATAGCCTGTATCTTTTATGGAGTTAGTTCCAAGTATTAGTGGCATTAAATCTCCTCTGGAAATTCTGCTAGTGGTCTTGTTGTTGTTCCATCTTCTTGTCTTGTGTATTCGTATAATGCTTTAAGTTCATCAACATTAGTACAAGCATCTATTTGAGTTTCCATTTCATTTGATTTTGCTCTAACATTTGCTCTAAATGTTGTGATGTTTTCAGGTACATCATAATCTGCAACCTCTGTAGCTTTTACAACATACCAATCTGTTGGTGCTAACAATCCTGATGCTTGTTGTTTTATAATTCTTTTCTTCTCTGTTTTTAAACCATAGTTAATTACTTGGTTGCCATCATCATCTAAAATATTTTCGCCATCTTCATCTACAGCATCTTCATCTTCTAATCTTTTTGGTGTAGCAGTTCCCCATGATCTTGTAACTTGGTTATCTGCAAAATTATATTCTTCATTAGTATTTATGTAGTATGCTTCATCTTTTTTATTTGTTGAATCTGTAATTACCTCATAGATACCTATGTTATTTAGTTCTGACTTTGACCATAATTGAAATATTTTAGCTGGGTATCTTACATCTTCTATTACCATAGCTTTTGGATTTGTAATAATTTGTTTTATTTTGTTATCTTCTACTATTGCATACATATCTTAACTCTCACTTAAATTTAATGTTCTACCTACTTCTTGCCATACAGCACCATTGTATCTAAATACTAATATGTCTGTCTTACCATCTGTTGAAGTAAATGTTGGTGCAGTTGAAGCCGCAAATTCAAATACAGTATTAAATGCTATTGTGTGTGAGCCATCATAATTAATTTCTAATGATATAAAAGCACCCTCAACAGGATTAGTTGGTACACCAAAAGTCGTATTTTCTGTTGTTAAATGATATGCGTTTGGCTTTGCCTGTGTATCCCATGCAACAGCATTTGATGATGATGTTAAAGCTTGTTGAGGAATAAGAGCAAGATCGTTAAATTTAATTGCACCAGTTCCATTTGTTGTAATATTTATATCTCCATTTGCACCATCAGTTATTGTAATATTTCCTGAGTTTGTTCCAGAATTTGTATCAAGAACTAAATCGTATGCACCACTTGTTGTTAAAGTTGCAGATGCACCACCTGAACCTATAATTGTTTCACCTGATCCTTTTGGTTTTAAATGTAAGCTTACATTTGTTTCTCCACTTGCACCTAAAATTGGTGGATTGCCTGTTGCCGCATTTGTAACTTCTAATTCATTTACTGCTGACCCTGTTTTTTGAAATATTATTTGTTCGTTTCCATCATCATCTGCAATAAAATGAGCATCATCTATTTTTATATTAAAAGAATTTGTATCTAAATCTCCACCGAGTTGAGGAGAGGTATCATTGACTAAATCTGATGCAACAGCACTATCTATAAAGTTTATTGTGTTTGCTGAAGTATCAACTGTAGCAAAAGAAATATCATCTGAGCCATCAAAAAATTTAAGTTCTAAGCTATTTGAGCCTGAATTTGTTGTGTCCAACCAGAGAGTTCCGACAGCCGCACCACTAGGTCTGTTTGTTCCTGAGTGCATTGTGTTTAAAGCTGATAAAGCATTATTTAAATCTGTCCTGAAATCAGGAAAAGATTGGTTAGCAATATTCATGTCATGTTGAGCCATATTTTCTTATACTCCTTTTAAAAGCCCTTTGCAATAAAATCAAAATCTCTTGATATATTTGTGCCACTTGAATTTTTAAATAAAACATCAAAACCATTAACAGTTTTGTTAGAAACTGTAAAGAAATCTCCTGTTGCCATATTCTCTCCTGTGATACCAACTGCATAAGATGTAGTTTTAAATGGTGTTGTAAATGTAACAGTTTTTGTAGAAGTTCCTGAAGTAATATCGTTGCCACTAAATATTCTATCTTGCATATCTATACTCACAGTTACAGCAGATACAACAGCAGTTGAAGCTAAATCACTTGATGTTAAAACAAGTCTAAATTTGTAATATCTAGCTGTGTAATTTCCTATAACAAAAGTTTGAAAAGATGTAAATGTAGAATTATCATCTGAGGTTGCAATTTCTAAATGAGCATCACAATTAGCTGGTGTATCTCCATCAAAATTAGATTTACCAGAATCAAAGTTTCCTGATCTATTATCAAATAAATCATCAGGGTTTCTTGCAGATTGTGTTAAAGATGCTGTAATTCTAGCTGTGTGTTTTGCACCAATATCAATAACATTTTCAAACTCATAATTACCTGATGCTAAAAAGTCTGCATTAGCAACACCAGAGTCAAAAAATCTAGTAGTATTAGCATCAAATAATCCTGAAGCCGCATCAAACAACTCACTTGAATTTAATATTATAGCATCATCTGATAGTGATACATTTGTTTTAGTACCAGCAAATGTTGGGTGTTCATTTACAGTTGTTATATTATTAAAGTTTTCCACACCAACAACATTAGATATTACTGCTGTTGCGTTAGAACTAAAGTTACCTAATTTATCTACAGCTTTTATTAAATAAGTTCCAACTCTTGCTGGAACAGTAATTGATGTTGCTGGTCTTGATACTTTTGTTACAAGATTTACAGAGTTTAACCATTCAGCAGTACCATCAGTTTTTTCAGAAAATCTTATCTGATAAAATGCTAAATCTAAATCCGATATTGCATCATAACTTAAATGAGCATCTTGTCCTGAAACATTACAAGTAAAGTTTTGAACATCTGAGGGTGGTGCAATAGCACCGACAATAGTTCTTTGTGCTGTAACAAATGTAGAACTAACTCCTTGTGTGTTCACAGCTTTTACTCTTACATCATATATTCTTTGGTCGATTACATTCAATATTCTATGTGTTAATGATGAACCTCTTGAACCAATAATAAAATCTGTGTCTGTGCTTAGTTTGTATTCTACTTGGTAAAAATCAACAAAACTATCAGGAGAAACACCTATTGCTACATCTAAAGCAACAATAACTGTACCATCATTATATTCAACTAATGTATCAGATAAAGTTACTGATGCTGGTGGTTGAACTACAAATGGATTTGGTAAAGTAGTTGATGGTGTAGATGCAACTTGTGTCTTTGATGCAAAAGTATAATGGCTATCTTGATGTTCAACTAATTGTAAAGTGATTGTATAATCTTCATTAAAAGTCATTTGTATAACTCTAAAAGCTTTTGTAGAAAAACCTAAACTAGATAATGTTATATTTACAATATCTCCTATGTGTAATTGATAAGCATTAAATCCAGCAACAATACTAAGACCTAAAGATTCTCTACTTCGTCTAAGAACTATCTCTGCCATTTCTTCAGCTTGATAAGGTGATGTAATAGTTTTAAAATCAAACTTACCCTCTAACAAAAATCCACCATCTGCTGTTTTCATAGTTGCGTGTTTATCTGCTGTAGCCAAAGCACTATCATCTGTTGGTGGAAATGTAACTTGATCTGCTTGGAAGTTACGATCAGGATTTACAAATGTTGCAATCACTCTATTGTATTTAGAATTTTTTGTTGGTGATGCTAAACTATATCCACCTATAATATCATCTTCTGTCAAAGATATAGAAGCTGTACCTGTTGTTTCAATTACTAATTTATATTTACCCTGAACATAAGGTAGATAACCTCTGCAACCTCTTAATATATCTCTTACATTATCAATTACTTTTTTTGATGTATCAAGAACAGCATTTGTATCAAATATATTTATATCACTTCCACCTGAAAATGGTGTAACTTGTGTAATACAAACTTGTGAAGCATCTCTAAAACTTTGTAAATCTATATTAGCTGTAGCAATACCTTTACCATATCTTTCATTTCTTAAATAATCTAATAAACAAAATGCTGGATTTGTAGAAAATGTTTCAGATAATTCATTTAAACTTGCATCAAGTGTTACAACTTTTCTACCTTTTATTTTAGCTTGAACAGTTGGTATTCCACCAAATACATCTTGATTCCATTTAAACCTAAGTGCTAAATATGCTATACCTGATAATTTATGATTTGTTCCCCAGCCTGATAATGTAGATAATAAACTTGATGCACTCTGTCCATCTGTTCCTAAATGTGGTTCTACTGTTATATAACTTACACCATCTTTATAAAAATTAGAATCTGAACTTGCAACTGTTCTCTGAGTGTTATCTGTTAATGCACCTGAAAATGTAACAACTTTATCATCAACTCTTATTTCTTCAATCGAGTTTATTTCACCCTCTGATAATACTAAAGCTACATATAAAAACTCATTATCTGTTCCTGATGTTTGTATGAATACTCTTGTTCCACCAATAAGTCTTTCTCCATAAACAACAGGTATTGATGAATTATTTGATTGTTTATTTACTAATATTCCTCTTTCAGTTTCTTCAAAATCATTAGTTCCAAAATCAGGAACATCAGGTTTTCTTGATCTTATGAATAACCAACCGACAGCAAATACACCTAATGCTACAAAAGGATTTATACTTCCTAAAAAATTAAATGCTTTAACTGCTCTAAAAACTTTTGTAACACTTTTAAATGCTCTACTTATTGAAAAACCCATTATGCTCTACCCCATTTAATATCTAATACAGTTTGACTTGCAAAATCCATACCAACATCTGTATTAAAAAATCTTTGCTGTGAATTATTGTTTGTTTGTCTGCCTGATTTTTTTTCAAAGTCTGCCCAATGAGATACTACTGTTAATATTACTGTGGATTCTGTTTCAGATTCGTCAATTTGAAATGTATCTATATTGCCTGAGTATAACAATACAGGGTCAGCTATAATAGCATTAGAACTATCTAGTAATGCTCTAAATATATCAACACTATCATTGACTATATTTTCGTTAAGACAAGTTGATATAAATGTTTGATCTGCACCAGATAAAGCGAGTTGTAATGATGTTTTTGTTACGTCTGTTTCTTCTGTAAATGTTGGAATAGATACTAAAAAAGATGATGGAGAATAAGTTACACTTGAACCTGATATAGAAGATGTAAGACTAAAGCCACAATCTGTTATATTTACAGGTGTTCCAAAACCAATAGTAATGAGATGGACAGGTCTAATCTCATTTGCCGCTAATTCATTTTTTACTGCTGTTGTTAATGTTCTCGCCATAATCTTCTATACTTTTTCTAATAACCTTTATATCACCATTCACTATGTAGTCAGCATTTTTTGATGGAAAATCATGTTTTTTCAGATCAAGATTATCTACATCTATATTTTCTGCCTCAACTATCTCTTCTGCCAAAATATCAGCATTCATAAAATATTTAATTTTATATTGCTTCTTCGACATCTATTTCAAATTTATATAATAAATTTCCAGATTTATCTGCACCAACAACACCAAACTCTTGAATGTCATTAGTTAGATGAACTGTAAAAGGTATATTGTCATAACTAACAGTTTCATCGTTTGCCAAAGCTGAAACTAAAGGTGGCTCTATTGTAACTGTAGCCGCATTAGATGAACTTGTTACATCTGCTACAATCATATAGACTTTAGTATGTCCATTAAATTTAATAAAATCACCAGCTTTTAACCTTCCAGCTCCATCCCCAGCAAAACCATCAATTGCAATTGTAGTATCACCAGCGGTGTGACTTCCATTAACTGCTAGAGTTCCTGTTTCATCACCTCTAGCATCCTCAACCTCTGGAGGGATAATTGTAAAATTTTCTTTTGCTGATCTTTGCTTTACAATAAAAGCCATAAGCTCACCATATATGTCTGATCGTTTTCCAACAATAATAGATGCAGTAAATCCAAATCTTTGATTATCTATTTGTCTTGAAAGTTTTTTACCTGATAAAGATTTTGAAATTATTGTATTCTGTTTCGATTGAATACCCATTGTTTCAAAAGCGGCACTAGATATTGGAAATGAACCTGACATTAAATTAACTCTCCTCTACCTTTTTCTGCTAAAGCATTATTTATTATTGATGTTATAGTTCCTCTATTTTCGACTAATGCTTGATCAAACCCTCTTGAGTCTATTGTATTTATATTAAAATTAACAACTGCTGATCCACTTCCCATACCTCTAGCAGATTGTGCTATTTGCCCTGTTGAGTTTGGTATAAATAGTTCTGGGCCTCTCTCACCAACCATTATAGGCCTTCCTTTTCCAACCGCACCACCTTGTGCAAAACCTGGTAAAAAAGATAAAGCTGAACTTACTAAACCTAATCCAGTGTTTTTTCTGAGTTCTTTTCCTTGCTCTTTAAAAACTTTTAACTTATCCTCTTCTTTTTTTAAACTCATATCTGTTAAAAATAATTCTATTTGTTTTTGAATTACTGT